GCGCTTTTCTTTTGTTTTTTCTTCAACTTCTTTGCTATCTGTGACTGTGAACGAGTATAATTCTTTGAACATAAATTAGTAAAAATAATATTCTATATACAGTTTTTTTCCAAAGTTTTTTTAAAAAGTGTATAATATAAACATGGCAAGTTTAATCTCAGATAGCGAAAAAACCTCACTCAATGAAGTGATGGACGATCAGCATGATACTTTTGCAAGAGCGGTCACGGTAATAAAAGATCCAATTAAAACCGTTCCTACCCCAAGTTCGTCATTTAACTCCATATATGGCAACGCAGGAGCAACAACTCCGATAGTTTATACCGCCCAAGAATCTACAGTTCAAGCAAGGATACAATATGGATCAAGTTTCGGAGAAGATTATTTCAGCAGCTCCCAGTCTCCAAATCAATTAAAAATAGATATTCCTGAAGGTTTAGTTAGAATGAAGATTAAAGCCTCAGATTATGATACTGTATCAGACGCAAAAAGAATCAGATTCGATAATCAAGATTTTTCCATATACAGTGATTTTAGAGGGCACGGACTTTTCGACACCAAGTTCTACACAATAATGCTGAAAAAAATAACATAATGGCCTTAAATTTACCTAATTCAGAATTGCAAAAAATAACTGCAGCGGCAGTGAAGCAGCCAGCTTTTATAAAATCTGCCAAGAGTACTATAAAAAAAGAATTTTTGGAAATACAGAAAGAATTTTTAGATGCCTTTGACAATCATCCTGTCACTCAAGAAATCGCGGCAGGCCCATCCGCTACAAATATCAGCAAAACATTAAGCGGTGTGGGAAATTTGTTTACTTATATAGGTTTTAGCATCGGGGAAAATCCTATAAGGCCTTTGAGGAAAGTGCTAGAAAAGTACGAAATAAACTTTCATCCTCGTAAAAATTTTTTAATGGCCCGAATCGAATTACCCACCAAACAAGAGGTTTTTGCTGTAACTCCTATGCCTTGGGCAACAGGTAGAAGCTGGGCAAGAGGAATAGAAAGAGGTATATCAGGCCTCGGTAAGTATTTAGTAAAAGACACTAGAGTAGCAAAATCTAAATCGGGTTTTGCAATTCAAGCTAAGTCAAAAGTTAGAAATGGCAAATTCAGTAACGTGCCTTACTTATCTACATTACTAAATGATTACTATAAAAAGATAAATAATTTAGAAAGAAAAGCATTTTCATGAAAACCGTATATCAACACGAATTATTAAACAGTTTTTACCTTTGGTTTGACAATTTTCTTGTTAGAAAAGGTGAGGCTTACAAGACTTATAGCACCGACTTTTATTACTATGCTGACGAGCGAGTGCAAAACAAAACAGTATTTGGCTCTCCGTACAAACAGTGGGTTTATGATAAGAACATTAGCTCGGCTCAAGTCAACCCTGTGATTAGCGGAGATTCTGGTGCAATATCAGAAGGAACTAGTGGGCTGAAATTTGATTTTGATAATGGGCGCGTGCTATTTGACTCTGATTTTGCGACAGGAACTAATATTAGCGGGACCTATACCGTTAAAGATTTTAATATTTACATTGCTAATGAAACTGAAGAAACGATGATAACCGCAGGCAAATATAAAACGAATAGCAGATATGGCCGCACTTTGACTTATGTTCCGCCGTACGATCAAGCTACTCCTGCCGCTTTTCTTTCTTTGGGCGCTACGACTAATGAACCATTTGCGTTTGGTGGATACGATAATACAATTACAGATGTTACTGCGGTAGTTTTTGCAGAAAATATATATCAACTTGATGGAGCTTTGTCTATTATGGCTGATTCTTCTGAAGAAGTTTTTGGCAATATTCCATTTACAGGCTCACCGTTAGATGAATATGGAGATGTAAAATCAGCATATTCAACTGGATATGATTATGGAAATGTAGCATCTGAAGCTAGCGGAGATCAGTATATTATCAATAAAGTTAATGTATCAAAAATATCAGACAGTTCGAATAAAGTAATACCCGTTGACTTATTTGTTGGATTTGTTGATTTTGAAATATATAAATATAGATTCCCAAGAAGTTAAAAGTTCTCAAATTCGAAAAAAAGTTGTAAATTATTTTAAATTTACAATATACTATTATGGCTAGAAACAGAGTAATTTATCAAAGTCAGGCTCTCTTTATGAGCCCTACATCCACTGGTTACCATATGCAAACAGGCAATAAATTTGCCTCTATTGATGATCCCGGTAATACACAATGGACAGGAGTTACGGGTGCCACTCTGCCAGACGGTTCAATACCGGTTGGTGGCGGCGCAGCCGTTGTTTTAAACAGAACCTTAATCGAACCTCTTCATCGAGTTCAATCAGCTAACTTTAATTTTACTATCAATCGTCAAGATGTAAATGAGTTTGGTAAATTGGCTCGTATTGATTCTATTGTTATGGAATCGCCCACTGTTGGTCTAGACTTCAACTATTATATGACTGATGGTGGCAATGAAAGAAAAATGGGTTTCAATATTCCGACAAATATGTCTGGGAGCGATGGGTTTGACGCGGGTCGAGCCAATGCAACCGCATATGCATGGACTGGAGATGGCGCTATTTCTGGTTTTTCTGCACTTTCTGGTTTAATTGAAGATACTCAGGGGAATAACTATTTCATTGTTACTTCTAAAGAAGGTAAAGACGTTCAAGGTGATACTGTTACAAATGGCAGTTCAGATTTTGATGTAATTTCTATTGGTAATGGCTTTATCAGCGATTATTCAATTGATGCATCTGTAGGAGCTCTTCCGACTGCCAGCGTAACAGTTGAGGCCTTCAATATTAGAGCTGATAACTATATTTCAGGTCAAGTAGGAACTGAAGGATCTGGAAACAGAATCCCCGGTGTTAATGATACTGACGGCCAACAAGTTGAAGTTAATTATAACTTCCGCGGTGGCGCTTTACAAACAACCGGTGATTTTGTGAACGGCGACAGTGTCGCAGACAATACAATCACAGCATTGCGCCCGGGAGATCTTCTGCTTGAGTTCCTTGACGCAGACGCAGAAAGCGGTCCAAGCGACGGATCCTTTAATACTGACGGTTTCGCAGTATTGAGCGGGGACGGTAAAGCTCACGTTCAAAGCTTCGCTGTATCAGTGCCAATGAGTCGTACCATTCTACAAAGACTTGGAAACACTTTTGGTTATGCTCGAGTTATCGATCTTCCGCTAAATATCGATATCAGCGTGTCAGCTATTCTTTCCGAATTAAGACAAAACAATCTTTTCGAAAGATTGGCTAGCACAGATAAGCACAACTTCCGCTTAACTATGCGCCGCTCTGCTGGCACAGGTAAACCGGGGGCGGATGCCTTAATTATTGATGTTAAAGGTGCAAGGCTTGAGGGAGAAAGTTACAGTAACGCTATCGGAGATAACGAGACTGTAGATGTTACGTTCTCTACCCAAGTTGGTGGCGCTAACGACCAAGAAAACGGAATCTTTATGAAGGGTTCTTATGCTCGATGGACTAGCATTCCATATTGGAACTTGGGTGCGCAAAAATCTCAAAAGGGCGGTCTTGCCAACGAGGTTCTTGTACCGGGCGCTTAATAAAAATTAAAGATCACAAAACCCCGCCTTCGGGCGGGGTTTTTTTTGTGAAAATGCGCAATAAAAGTGTATAATATAACGTGGCACGCAATAGAGTAATTTATCAAAGTCAGGCCCTGTACATCTCGCCAGCTTCAACGGGCTATCATTTGCAGTCTGGCCAAGGCAGTGTTAGTGAGGCCAGCGGACCGGGCCAATGGGATTATAACGCAAATCTATCTCAGAACTCAGCTTATCAAACCGGTTCTTTAAGATGGAGTGGAATTAACGATCCAGCTACCGGAAGTAGAAATGCGGTGTTTGGGCCTAGCGGATCAATTTACAGATCATTGATAGAACCGATCAATCGTGTTCAAACTATAAACTTTGACTTCAATATCAATAGACAAGATATTAATGAATTTGGCAGATTAGCCAGAATAGATTCTATTGTAATGGAGTCTCCTACGGTTAATGTAAGTTTTGATTATTATCTAACTGACGGTCAAAATGAAAGAAAAATGGGCTTCAACGTGCCCACTAGTAATGGCGATGGAGGCTTTCGTCCTTCAAGTGCAGATTATTGGACAGGTGATTTGGCATTGTCTGGTTATAGCGCTTTGTCCGGTTTGATAGATGATACAATTGGAAATAATTATTTTATTTTAGTCGGAAAAGAGGGTAAAGATCTTGAAGGTGAAGCTATCACTTCTTATGTTTCAGATTCTACTAATTTTGATGTAATTAGCATAGGTAATGGATTTATTAGCGATTATAGCGTCTCGGCTTCTGTCGGTGCTGTGCCAACTGCATCTGTGACCGTTGAAGCATTTAACATTAAAACAGACAATAATGCCTCTGGAATTTCAATTACTCATGGGGGTGGCTCAACAGGTCCGCTTACATCTGGAAATGGTTTAAATTTTTCTTCTATTCCTGCTGTGGATCAAGTAAATGGTACAACAGGTATACAATTATCTGATACGGCTGATTTTGTTGGCTCTTCTTGGGCTGATATACCTCGTTTTGCCAGATATGCCGTACCGACTTACAATACCGGCAATGCAGACGTTGCTGCGTTAAGGCCCGGAGACATATTGTTTTCAATGAGCAACTCTGGAGATTATATTGGTTTTACTGATATGAATGGAAATGGAAATGCTCATCTTCAAAGTATGGACATTAGCGTGCCAATGAGCAGAACTATCTTGCAAAGACTTGGCAATACTTTTGGCTATAGTAGAGTTGTTGATTTACCTCTTAATGTGGATGTGTCACTTTCCGCTGTCCTTTCAGAATTTAACAAAAATAATCTTTTTGAAAATTTAGCCTCTACGCAAAAACATGACTTCACTTTAACATTGCGTACTCCAAACGCTTTAGATGGAACTGCGGGCGATACAGCATTAGTATTTAAAGTCAAAGGCGCTAGGTTAGACAGCGAAAGCTTTACCAGCGCAATTGGAGACAACGAAACAGTTGATATGACTTTTAGTACGCAAGTAGGCGGCTCTAATGATACCGACAACGGTTTATTTATGGAGGGTAGTTATTTCAGATTCCCGACAATCAATTATTATCCGTTGGGAACTAAGAAAACTTCAGATGCAGCTTACAAAGGAGACGGCGGTCAGTAACCGACCCTTCCTCTATAATCATAAGCCGCATAAATATCACCGCTAGCGTTCGTAGAAGCGTCTGTACCAGCAACTTGGATAGGCTCCGCTGCGTAGATATTATATTTTGCTACAAGGTCGTCTAGACGCTCCTGAGCGTCCTTAGCGAAGCCTCTGTAAGTCTTAGCGATCTCATTTTTGTTTGTTCTGGTGATTACAGAGTCCCCCTCCCTCAAAGATATGAAATCTACGGAGCTGTCAATTCCTTTTAAAACAGCCCGAGCTTTTTTGGTATAATAGTTTGTTAGATATACTTGTTTGTATATATCAGCCTCTTCAAAACGGAAACTGCCTGAAGGTTGTACTACCGTATCATCTGGGTATTCAGTTGCAGATCCTGATCCAGAAAATGCTGTATAGAGAGTGGTATTTAGAAGGCCTACATTATTAGCTAACCAACCTGAAATAGATGCTATTGTCGCAAAGCCAGTGTCGGAATCAAACTCATCATTAAAGATCCCTGTGGCTATAGTACTAACTAAATAAGGTGTTTTTGACCTGTCTGGCATATAATATATTTACACTTAAAATCAAAAACCTTCGCTCATTAATTTTTTTGCTTTTTCGTGGTTTGGATGATTAGGGTCGTGAATAGGAAGCGGATCTTCCATACTAACAGTGCGAGATCCTTTTGTAATTCTTTTAAACTCTGATCTCAACTTTTCTTTTAACCTTGGTAGGCTGCCATCTGGAAAGAGTCCAATTTTCATGGCTAAATTTTGCAAATCACTCAAATTAGAGTCTTTTAATTTATCTTCAAATATGTTTGGGTCGTTAGTGCCAAATGGGTTTACCTGTTTGATCCCAAGAACCTCTTCTAATCGCTTTACTTTTTCGATAGCATCATCTTCTAATCTGCCAGTTGTAAAATTTTGCAAATCTTCAAGATTGGCTTTTTTCTTTGCTGTTTTTCTTTTCTTCGCTGCCATGTTAATATATTACAACTAAAAACGTATTTTTCCAAAAAAAAACTCCGCCTCTTTCGAGGCGGAGTTATCAGGATGAAACCTGAATTACATGATTAAGCCCACTAAGGCTCGGTTATCCAACACCATGCGTCCCTCTTCCAAGGCACCGTAGTAACCAATTCTCTGCTGTCTAGAAGAGAACTGATCGTCAGCGACTAAGTTGAACTGAGAGCCAGTTTCGGAGTCAACCGCGATAGCGCGAATCATTGCATCTCTGCTGCGATCCAAACCAACGATAATTTCCTCTGAAGCGCCATTGAATGCGCTAGAAGCGGAAGTAGAACCGTGATTAAGATAATCGGTAGTTCCAGCAACCGTATCGAACACGTCGTTGAATCTCTTACCAACACCCATCTCCAGAACTTCCATAATGGCAACACCGAAGAATTCGGTTAAACCACTCTGGCCGAACACAGAGTTTCTAACAGTGTCGGTAGCAGCGATACCAGCGCCGTCACCGTGAGTAGCAGCGGTTCCGTCAGGACCTAAAGTACTAACCGGGTTGTAAGCCATGGAGCGAATCTGCTCAACAACTTCAGGTGAAACCAAAAGATCAGTCAAGGCTTTACGAGCGCCAGCGGGAGTGCCACCAGAGAAAGAAGCGTTAACTCTCTTCATCTTAGTGAACAACTTGTTCAAGTCATCCAATAAGAAGCGGTTTGCCTGAGCGGTTCTGAAAACGTTACGATTAGAAGCAGTGAAAGCTGCTTTACCATTCGTAGCGTTAGCCAAAGCCGTCATAACCAAGTTAGAAGAAGTTCTTTCCTGCTTGAGGAGAACTTCCTGAGCCACGCGAGTGAAAGTCTTACCAATCACATCAAGGCGTGAGCGCGTAGCATACTTTCTATCGAAAGAAACTGCGCTGTCCAAGTTGTAAGTAGCGAACTTCAGCTCGGAAGCTGTAGGCTGAACGTAGTTTGTCGGAAGACCGCCTGCTACAGACTGGCTGTAGACTCGAATATAATCTTCGTCGAAAACATCATAATACAAATCCAACGGAATCGAAGGATTGTCGTCTGCGTTGTACTCTAAAGCAGTAAATAAGTTACTGAGAGTAGGAGCGTTGTTAATGACTTCGGCTAAAACAGGGCCAATAAACTCTGCTAATGCAACCTGAGCTGCGAAAGCAGTCTCTCTGTTACGAGAGCCCATTGCTTTTACCAATTCCACTTGCTCGTCAGTTCTTTTTAATGTAATTTTCATTTTAATTAAATATCCTTTCTTTAGTTAAATGATTAAGCAACATCAATAGAATTAGAGCATTCTAACGCTACTAACGCGTACTGCGCAGTACCTGTACCAGCGAACTGATCGGACTGACCATTCTGAGATTGACGGTTACCGGTAGCCAAAATGTGACCAACCAGAGTGCCAACAAGATCAGCGAGACCTTCGCGAGTAACACCTGTCAATTTGCCAGCATTAGCCGAGATAGCCGCGACGTTACCGGGAACCCAGTTAGCGTCTTTCTCGTATGCAGTTTCGTCGAACGTGAACAGACCTCGTGTTGCGACCGGGCAAGCCTGACCGCTGAGAACTGCTTGAAGCTCGTCTCTTTTGACGGGGTTGTAAAGGAGCTTTTCTCCATTCTCGTCGTTCTTAATCGTCTGATTAAGAGTGACGCCTAATACCGGAGCACCAGTTGTAGCAGCTACGACACGTAAAGGTACGACTGGGTACTTATCAGCTCCCAAGAACGGATAATCAGTTTTACCCAAGTAGTCACTTCCAATTAAATCGAAAGTGTCTTGGTTCAGATTACCGCTCAATACCTTAACCATCACACCTGCACTACCGTTACCATTGGTCGTGGGATTGTCGTCTACTACGTTGTTTGCAAACAAGTTGACGACATCCGAATCGTTATATTGCCTAAATGGGTATAATCTAAGTGCCATAATGTTTTAATTTTTAATAGGTTATTGAAATATTTTCGGTGTTAAAAGCCTTTTTGAACTGGTCAGATAAAGACTCTTCAGTTGACGAAGCCTCATTGTTGTTGGCCATGCTGGAGTGCGGGACTTCAACATTTTCAACTACTTCTTCAACACTTTCATCGGCTTCAGCAACAGCCTCTTCAGTCACGTTAGCAACCGCTTCTTCTGTAGAAGTGGAAGCCAAGCGCTTCTCAAGCTCTTCCTGAACCTTTGCCTCAAACTGTTTTTCCTGCTCCAATTTAAAAGCTTTGCTCTTATGATGAAGAAGAGAAGACAATTTGCCCTGATACGATTCAAAAGCCTCATCAGAAGCTTCTAAACTTTTAACCTCATTCGCCAAAACCGTGCGGTCTTGATCGGAAAGGTCGTAAAGCTCATCGATAGCTTCCATGCGACTATTGAATAATTGTTCTGCAGCAGCAGCGTTGATGGAAGACTCTAAAGAATCAATTTTCTCATTTGCTTCTTCCAACTTTTTCTGAAGATCTTCCATGGAAGCTTTAGCTTCAACTGCATCCTTCTCGGCTTGAGCCTTTTCAGCCTCAATAGCCTCTCTTTCAGCCTTATACTCCTGATCCTTCTCGCGAATCTTTTCGACCACGTGAGAAGTGATAGTAGCTACGGCTTCCTGAGTGAATTCAGCATTGTCCGCTAACTTCGAATCGAGGACCTTCTCGAACTCGGTTTTGAACTCTGTAATATCCATAGTATTAGTATTTTTTACATTAGTTATTTCACTTTGTGAAATTTTTAAAATATTATTTTTAAAATTATTTTTTTCTACTGATGCGTCTCTTTTATCTTTGACGTCTAGATTGATGTTCTTTTCGACTATCAAACCGCTAACATCTGCAGCTGGATTTGTAGTGAATCCAATTCCTAAAGGATAAACATCTCCAACAACTAAACGATAAATAGGAGTTCCATCATTTAAAGCCCCATTTCCATCAAAAGCTTTTAAATAATGCTTCATTTCTTCAATATGATTAGGATTTGATATAATTTCGGCATCGTTTAAATCTTTAGATCCAACTGCCAAAACGAAGTCATTAAATCCTAACTCCCAACTAGCGGAGATTTTTTTGAAGTAGTCGCTTTCTTCGTCGCTAGACTTTAGCAATATATCCGCAAAATCTTTGTTTACTGTTTTGTAAATTACGGCTGCAAGGGAAATATAATATGGCCCGTTGTTAGATAACGCCGCAGCATTTCCAATAATTTTTTCGTTGTTAAGGTCTGTAAAACCGGCGTTTACAATGTGGCCAACTACTTTTTGTTTTTTATGCTCGATGTTAGTAGGCTTGTTTACAAAATAGTCAATCAAGTCCACTGCGGTTTCAGAATTAATCCCGTCTCCATTTTTATTAAACTTGTTGACTACCGCAGCATTAAATGCGGCTCCAACCAAATCAATGTTTCTTTCTAAGTCTATTGATTTAGGGATAAGCGGCTTTAAGTTTTCCAAAGAAGCGCGGCTGATATTTAAATCATTTTCTAAATCGGTAGTTGCGTACACCTCACAGTCATAAGTTGTAGTATACTTACATGATGTATTTTTCATATTCTTTGGCATTTTATATAAAATGTTACACTTAATTATTTATCCAGAGAATTTTTTCTGCTGTGGTGCAAAATCGCTGCAGCGTAATCATCTAGCTCATGTTTTGCACTGATTTCTAATACAGCGGGCAACGGTTTTAGAGATAAGATTTTATCTGGATTTTTAATACAGGCTTTACCGGTATCCACCCAATCTTTTTTATCTTTAGCTACAACTACAGATTCGCATACTCTTTCTAGCATTTGTTTTTGAACTTTGCTCAATCTTTTCTTTTTAAATACTTTTTTAGCTTCGCTTGTCAAAGTTACATAAAGTTGATTTGTAATATCTGCCGTATCCTTAATGGCAGAAACAGAATATGTTTCTTTGGATTTGGCAGTTGATCTTGATCCTGCTGGTCTGCCCGGATTGGAAGCACTTCTAGCTCTATTGTTATTGGCAACTTGAGCCGCGCCTTGAGGATGTTTAATTTCTTCAATTTGCTCTTCTTCTTCAAAAGTCATTGGCACAGGCGCTCCTCCAACTATAGGATTGTAGTATCCTTTCAGTCTATCTTCGACAAATTTCTCTTGAGACTTTTCTAGTTCTGAGGCTGAAGGAAATACGCCAGTCTCAATAACCTTTATGCCTTCGTTTGGAGGCAAAATGCCCAACTCCATCATTCTGGTGATAACTCTTTGAATTTGAGCTTGATCTTGAAGATCGATAGTTTCGAACTTAGCAACGGGTGCATTTTTGAAGCCATAGTTTTTGCAAATCTGTTTGATTTCAGGCTGCAAAAAGCTATTAAGAAATGCGTCTCTAGATTCCTTTAATCTTTGTAAGAACATCTGAGCTTTAACTTCTGTACTGGCAAATTTTTCTTGACTTAGGATAATATTCTGAAGTCCTTCTTTAATATCTTGATTGACCACTTCATATTTTGATGGGCCAATGACCTTTTGTATGTCAGGTATAACAAATTCTGCTTTAGTCGTATAATCGCTAACTAAAATGCGACCAACACTTTGATTTTGAAATAAGTTTTGCATAGCCCTGATATTCCTTGGATTTACGCCTCCCTTGTCGGGCGTAGTTCCCATGGTTATCATTAAGACTACGTTTTCGATGGTGCGGCAAATAGCTTGATCAATCTTTTTCATCTCCATTTTAAATTCAATATCATCTAAAACTGGAAAAGCAAAAGGTACCGCAAATGGCTCATAGTCTTGCTTTTTGAAGAAAGCGTAACGCAATCGTTTAGGATCTAAATCTATTTTTACTCCATTTGTGTTCCAAGAATCGTTCTTAATTCTTTTTTTGATCTCTGGATCCAATGCATCATACAACTCTCTGTCTTCGTCAGTTTTTGGATTCTTCAATCTCTCTAACTCATACTCACTTAAAACTTTAGCGTAAACTCCCATATCAAAAGAAGTAGAGCGCTTCATTGTGATATCGTATGGATTTAAAAGGATATATCTGACGGGTAATTTGTTAGTTTTTAAAGTTAAACCTAAATTTCTAACTTTTGTAAAATCTTCTAAATTAATTTTGCCTTCAACCGTATACAAAAATACATTCCCGCTTCTATAAAACTCTCTGAAAAATTGGTCTTTTAAATTCCAAATTTTTATCTTTTTGAGCCAAGCATTGATAAAAGCTCTTGACTTGGCGTTGCCCCCCTCTAAATACAAACTAGAGTTTGCAAAATCTGACATCATGTCTATAGCATTTCTAACTACAGCAATATTGCAATAAGCTTTTTGAGTTAATTCGATAGCATCTCTAACATTTACGCCATCTAAACCATACTCATACGGCAGCATTCCCGCTCTAATATTATTGTATTTGAAAAGCTTTGGAGCAATTGAAATATTATTTCTACGTGTTGTGGTTGTAGAGCTTGGGGAATTAGCTCTTCCGTAAGCTTTTGACTCGTAGTTGTAGAACGACTCACCGAGCAATTCTGGCTCATATTTTTCTTGAGCCGTGCTATGCATCATACTCTCCAAAGATTTTTCATGCTTTTCTTTGAACTTGTTCCAATAATCCGATCTTTTGGTATATCTTCTTTTTTCGGCCATATTTAAAAATTACACTTAAAGTTATTAAAGTGACTTTGAAAGTTACTTTATTTACATTATAAACTCAGGAACGAATGTTTCTATAACATCTTCTTGTTGCACATGCTGAGAGTCAAAGTGGACTTTGGCCATCCAATTTGCTAAAACTAAAGCTGAGTAAGAGTCTTTTCTTGCTTTGTCTGGACCAGTTTGCCTTCTAAGATTTGAAGGTAAATCAAATGTTTGAGTGCCTTGTGAAGTTGTAGTAATCTGAACTAAAGCGCACTCATTTTTTGTCAAATCTATCATATCTGACTGGTGCTCAATAAAATCAATCATTTTAGCTCCGGCGCTTTGCTTCGCTTCTTCCGCGGTACGCAAAAACTTTATATCTTGTATAGGAATGCTTTTATTTTTTTGTTTTGTATATGAGTCGTCTGTGGCCCGACTTGCAAAATATATACGCCTATGGTCGAAATTTGCCTGCAGTAATTCGTTGGCTTGCCTAATCCAATTGCTTGTTGGCTTTCTTAAAATGACGTACTTATGCTCTTTAGAATTGTATTCGTTCTTGTATTTTTTAAGATCATTTTGATATTCTTCAGGCTTATCTAGCCCTACGTCTATCGTTTGCAGTTTTATATTTTTTTCTTTGAAAGTCTCGCTTTCATTGCAAGCTTGCAAAAATTGCACGCCGCCGTTATAGTCACCGCATACTCCAACCACGTTAAAGTTTTGCAAACAAAATAAAAAGTAATTTATATGATGTTTAAGTGAAGTGCCTGACAATGCATAACTGTGTACGAGAGTTGTTTTTTGTTGTTCTGGATGCAATTTCAAAATCTGTATAGCGAAATCATCAGAACTTTCCGTTTGAGACCAAGATGGGTCAAAAGCTAAAATATATTCTGAATCTGGTTCACCTTGAACTTCAATACATGGCAAGTCTCCATCTGGAATGGTGCACAACGCCATCTTGCTAGTTTTAAAATAACCAGAACTATCATCTGTGAATATAGCCCCAAACTCTCTTTCAAACTGAGATTGGCTCATTGTTGCTTTTGCTTGGTTAATCAAGTTTTCATCATATAATTGCTTCGGAGCGCAATCATAACTGTATTGCATAATACAACGGGAAGCTTTGTCTTTTTGTTTTTCTGCTACGATTAAATTTTCAAATTGAGTATAGAGCTTATATAAATATTCAAATTTATAAGACGCAGAAGAAAGAGCTATGAGTTTATTATTGGGCCAAACATACCTTTCATCTTCCGTCATTTTACCCTCCTCTATAAGCCTATTTTCTAATTTGTACAAGTCGTCTCTTTGAGTTGGATTTTCTACAACAGACAAAAACGGAACAATGACTTCGTTGTAAATTCGTTCTGGCATCAAAAGAAACTCATCAATGATTATTCTATGAAAACGAAAGCCACGCAGCTTTTCGCCATCACCCAAAGGTAACGCTCTTATTCTACTTGAACCAATTTCCATCAGCCACTCATCATTACTTTTTGAAGTCTTAGTTATACATTGTC